ATACTTCGATAGGAAATTGAATTCTATTTATTGGCTCATTCTTTTCAATTGGCTCTACTAATTTAATCGGTGGTATTTGCGGCATTTTTCGTGTACCATAACCTTGCTTATACAATTCACTAGCAGCATTTGTAAAATCACCATGATGATAACGATAAGCATAAAGGCTAAATGGTGAAAGTAGTTTTTCATTTGGATATTGTGTACCTGTTGAAAATAGATACATACAACCACTATCCTTAAAGATATAACCTGAATGTGGACTTTCTGCACCATGGCGTTTAATTACATAAGCCTTTGAAGTAATCTTAACAACTTTAAATTCATCTTCTACAACATCAAATGCAGTATGTTTATTATTGTAATCATCCCATGGTGAAACCTCAGTATCATTTGTAGATATGTATTCAGACTTTCTAGGTACTTCAGCAGTTTTTGGATCAATGTAATTATACGTTTTAGATATAGCCCAAATTATTTCCCTTTCTTCATCTGTTATGTAATCAATATCATGATAACCTTTATCAGTCAAAAAATTATTATACATTATAAATTGACCACCTACACCCCTGGTTTCAATAATAGCAGACTTCATTCCTTCTAAAGAAGCTATCTTTGTATTACCTTTCTTTTCGGTTGTTTTATAAAGAATGTGAAATCCACCTTTAATAGTTTTGGCAATTACTACCTTTTCTGTAAAGTCTGCAATGTTATCACAAAGGAAATTAAAGTATTCATTCCACCAATCGTTGCGCTCAGGTAATGAAGATAAAACCTTTAAATCTACATCAATACATTCGACATCATTCCATCCAGTTCGACATCCCCACATTGGTGGATTCATTTGCTCTAGTTCTTCAGGTGTTCGAGCTGGTAAATTTTGCCAATCATTTCCAATAGGTCGCTTTGTTTCATGACATGGAATAATAGAGAATCCAAGAGTAGATAACTTCTTAGCGTAAGTTTTTGTCATCATACTTTCTTACAATAAAATTCGTTTGTTTCACTACCATCATTCGATAGATATTGACCTTCAACTTCCCACATACAACCCCAATATTCAAAACGTTGACCAATCGGAATTTTAAACTTTGATCCTTCCCAAATTCCACTTGAATCAAATGGGAAAGTGTAACCATAAATAACATCGTACATAATTTTTATAAATGCGAAAAGCCAGTCTAGAAAGGTGGTAGGAAAACCTTTGGTCGACTGACTTTTCAATTAAATTTTTTGAAGTTCCTACCTTCTGAATGTCAAATATAAGTATTATCTTTTAATTATACAACTTTATTTTACTATTGAAATCCTAATTTTTTAATATTTGTGCCCTAGTGTGCCCTTGTGCCCCTATGAAGGGCACACCATTTTATTAGTGTTTATAATACTTACAGACGTTTGTGCCCTTGTGCCCCTAAAAAATAAAAAAAAATAATAAAAAATTAAATTCATTAGGTATTATATTAAATTGCCCTGGGGCACAGTTCACAAGGCACAACTAAAAAAGCCCCATTTACGGGGCTTCTAGGTTAAATGTTTCAATAAGCAATGTTACACTAGGTAACACTTTTCAGAATGGCAAGTCATCCTCAACCTCAACACTAGGTTGTGCGCTAGGTGTTGATTGTTGGAATCCTACTTTGTCTATCTTCCAACCCTCAATAGTATTAAAGTACTTATCTTCACCTTGTGGATTAGTCCACATTCGACCTCGCAGGTTTACTCCGATTGTAACTTCTGCACCTGGTGATAAGCCATCCAATAAGCTGCATTTGTCCTGAGTAAACTGTATCTCAATTTCTTGAGGATACGTATCACTAGTAACAACTACAAGTGTACGCTTACTAAACTTGTCGCTAACTACCTGAGTAGCGTTTACTAATTTAATCTTTCCTGATACTTCCATAATTTAAAAACTTAATTGTTCTACTCCTTTATTCATTTGTATATTCAACTCATGCGCTTCTTTTAACGCAATCTCACTCCATTCCTGTACTGACTTTAGAACTGGCTTTGCATTTGTCCCTAAGTTAATCAAACTTTCTCTATTAATCGACCAAACTTTTAAAGGTTTAAGAGCTTCAGGTCTATACGATCCAAAGAACAAAGTAGATAGTTTAGGATTGACAGTAAAATAATGTACGCATTGATGTACATAATCTAGTGGAATGTCCAAACTCAGACAGTTTTCAACGTGTTTCTTTGCGCTAGGACACTTGACCTCAAAACATATCGTTTCATCTTCTGTAATTGCATCAGGTGATATGCCTAAGATTGGACACTCAACAGATTGAAGCCAGCCAACTGATTCGACTTGAACACCAGTATACTGCATCATTTCAAATATTGCTTCAGGCTCAAGCTCGTTACCTCTCTCCATCGCAGCTGATTGGTACGATTCTTCGTGTACATATTGCTCAGTGTATTCAGCTAACATCTCTAAATAGAGTGTATCACCTTTAGTAAACAATCCTTTTGATCGTGTACCGCCAACTTTAGCCCATCTGACCTCGTGCCATTCTGGTGTTCCTTGGATTATGTCTTTTCTTGTAATCATCTTAATTTAATTTAGTTTTCATTTCATCCTTCTTAGCTACTACAACTGATAAACCTTGCTCGGCTTTAGATAAGCTCATGTAACGCTCTTTTAAATCATCTAGTGATGTTGCTCCATTTAATACATTTAAAGCTGCTGTAGCGTCTAATTGTGGTGCTACGTTCAAAGCCTTGCGAACTCGAACACCTCCGACTATTTGCCCTTTCATTTTAACTGTTGCATCGATGTACAATTCAACTGTTACTGGCATCTTCCAAGTGTTTAGATTTGCACCACCATTACACAATCTTCTGATTGTTGCGGCATTGGTTGCGTTAAGTACTAATGGCTTGATTGATTCAGCAAAGTAAGCTATGTTAAAGTTACCTTTACTACCAGCTACTACTGCGCCCTGTTCGTGCCATACTTCATTGATGGTTACGATTAGAGATTGACCGTTCTCTAGCATTTCCTCTAAGTCAATTACTCCGAGGTGGTCTGATTTGTAAGCTATGCGATAGCTAACGTCTTTTGTTTTCATATTGTTTTGTTTTTTGTAAAGTTACACAATTAGTTTACTTGTTTACCGTAATTGTGATGAACGGTTGTTATTGGTGATGAGTGGTAAGCCATTGTCTAAACGCTTGTTGTAACGCTATCTGTTGTTCCATTGCATCTAAGTCAGCACCTACCATGAGGAAGGCATCGAATGAACGTATCTCGGTTACTAATCTATTTCGTTTCATCTTAGCTAGTTGTTGCATCGGTACATCTTCTAAGAAGTCTGCAAGTACTGGGAGGAGCTGAGCTGCTAGTAGTTTCTGTTCGTTGGTCATGAGAATAATGTATTACCTTTCTTTTCTATTTCAGTCTTAGCAAATCCAAACTCCTTAATATCTTTTTTAATTTGTTTCTCTTTACTTAACCATTCATTTGCTTTAGCTGCAAAGTCTTTTTTAATCTCGAATCCGAATGCTTTTCTGTTTAATCTTTCAGCAGCTATTAAAGTCGATCCACTACCAGCGCATGGGTCAATCACAACATCGCCTTCATCTGTGAATATTGAAATTAATGTTTTCAAAAGTTCAACAGGTTTTTGTGTTGGGTGTATCTTTTCGCTTTCATTGTCTCTAGGCCAATCAATACAGTTAAAAATCATTTTACCTTTATTTCTGAACTTAGGTAGCTTGTCTCTGTAAAGAACTAAACCATATTCACAGTTACCTACAATTTTCATATTTGCTTTTAACACTTGCGCTGAAAAGTTCTTTCTAAAAACTAGATTGATATAATTTTTCAATCCGTATTTTTTAGCTAGTTCAATCAAATACATTTGTTGGTCAAACGCACAAAAGATAATCATGCATGGTGCATCGATTTTTTGTCTTGCTTCTCCTTCAATCTTTTTTGTTTTAGGCTCTGACTTTAACATTGTAGAACAGAAATGCATAAATTCAGCAGGCCTAAAATCTTCATCTGTATCAAAGAATGATTTTCCTGCAAGTTCGCTTTCTCCATTTGCATTATCTCCATCTTTATACCATGCTGGGTTTGATGCGTATGCGTTGTTTCCTAAGTTATAAGGAATATCCGCTATAATTAGTTGCGCTTTAGGAATCGCATATCCTTTGTAATTCTGAAAATGGTCTCTATATATCATCTTAAATTGTTTTTAGTATTAGTAATTCATCACCCTTCAAATCTTTAACTGAGTAACTAGGTATTATCATCTCATCTTCATTCGAGTAGATAGCTTCTTTAACTTGACCGAAGTAAAGATTGCCACTTAAAGGCTTATCAAACTTCATTTGTAACGTAATAGCTTTACCCATAGTAACTTTGTATTTATCCATTATCTGAGTAACTGTAAGTCCTGTTACATCAATCCGCTTATCTTTGAAGAAGTTGGTAACTACTTGTTGAATAGTTGACTTAGATACATTGAATTTATCCGACATACGTTCAAGTGTTTGAAGGTGGAATTGAACTGATATCTGCAGTTTCTCTTCATCAGTCAATTGTCTAAATACTTTTCTCATCTTAAAATAGTTTTTGTTGTGCTACGTGGTTATTAATTCTTTTCATAGCTTTATCAAAATATTCCTTATCTAATTCACAAGCTGTAAGGTCAAAGCCGTAATCATGACAAGCTATTGCGATTGAACCTGAGCCTAAATGAGTGTCGAGTATTTTGTCTTCAGGCTTTGCGTATTTGTCAAGAAGCCATTTGTAAAGTGCTACGGGTTTTTGAGTTGGGTGGATTCTATTCTGTTGTGATGGGTGTTTGTCAAATTTCTTTGCACTTGAATTAAAAGAAGTCCATGCCATTTCAAACTGTGCAAAAGTTACATCTTCAGAAAATCCTTTATCCCATAATAACCAACAAGGTGAAGGTTGTAAAAATTCAGTCATGTAATTACCACCCCAAACAATCTGATTTTTAGACACTCTCTTTAATTCATTAAAGTATTCTGTAGATGGAATTTCTGAATCGTTACCGAAAAATTTATGATAACTACTTTTTTTATCTCCTTTTCTTCTACCCATTGAAATATTTATTCCTATCCCATAAGGAGGGTCAACAATAGCCAAGTCAAAGTAGTTATCAGGGTATCGAGCCATTAGCTCCATGTTATCTTCGTTAGTTATCGTCAGCATCTTCTAAATCTTTAACGTCAAACTCTATAAACATCTTACCATCTAGTGTGTAGTAATCTACGCTACCATTATCGAAGCTAACTACTAATGGGTAGTCTTCGCTCATGTCTTTAATTCTTGCAACTGTACCGAAGCACTGGTAATGCTTTGAGTAAACTCTTTGTCCTATTGTCATAACGAAGGTGGATTTAAAAATTTATCAAACTTATCAAACTCTGCTATATCAGAAAACGATTGTCTCTCCATTATCTGACCATCAATTAGGCGCATTACTTCAATCGTTTTAGTTTCAGGACACCAATTTGCTGTTATATTTCCTTTGCCTAATTTAGCTAGTTTCTTTTCGGTTATAAACCATTCATAACCATACTGATCAAACCATACTGAATCATTACCGAAATCCATTCTCTTGAATCCTCTCTCTATTGTATCTTTATATTTTATCATCTTATTTATTTTTTAAAGGTTTGTTATTTATGCATTCCTATTGGGTCTCCTACAAAGTGATTTATACCTAGAACAATTAAAATAATAATCATTAAGAATATACCAACGTATCCAATAGTTTCTGTTACTTTATTTTCTTCCATCTTATTTATTTTTTATAGGTTTCATTATAATACTGCTCTGCTCTGCCTAAATTAGGATCAAAGTTTGTTCCCATCGAATCATAGACCGCTTTCATTATCTGCTGCTTTTCTAATTCTTTTGCTTTTACAATATCTGAACTATGCAAGATTCCATTTTCTGCTAGTATTTCTACTAAAAATTCTACTGCTGTTTTCATATTATAACCTGATTTATGTATTGTTTGTTAAGGCTATTACCTTAAGATTCATTGTTAAAAATATCATCTAAATAATCACTTTTAAAAGAACAACCGCCTAATTCATCATCAGCTGGTGATTCAATCACTTGGTCTTGCTTTATTTTAAAGTCTGGAAATACATCCTTAAATACTGCTACTGAATCTCTAACCATCGATGGTGCGTATGTATGCCTTCCATGTGCGTACCTTGCCGCCATCCATAGTATATCTTCAATGGCTGACTGAAGTTTTTTCTCATCTGATTTTTTCATCTTATTGCTTTAATTTCTCGTTTAACATCTAACCAGTATTCATAAGTTGACCTAGTTGCTGCATAAGTCACTTCGATCATCTCATTCACCGCTATCAATGCACATATCTTAGCATTCTCGATTTGTCCTTGTGAAGAGTAAGCCTCTACGTATTCCACGTACTTATCTACTAACTCATTTGCTTTTTGTTTTGCTGTCATTTGTTCTCGTTTAATTTGATTCTTCTTAACTCGTTAACTAACTCTACATTGTATGTAGTAAAAAATTGCTTTCTATTTGCATCATTCACACCCATTGGAGGTGTATAACTATTCTCTTTAGTCGTTGGCTTGGTCGACTTGTTTAGCCATTCTTTTAACCCCATGATATTAATGATTTAAATTTAGCAACTCCGTACGCATTAGTTTTTTCTAAGATAGGTAACAACTCCTTAGCTGTTAAACCCTCTTTAATCTTATTCTCTTGCATCCATGACTTAACACCAACCTCACAAGCACCTGTAATCAATCTGTAATGCTTAACCGTAATAATCGTATCTTCTAATATTGGTTCGTTCTTT